TACTCTCCATCATTAGTTTGGTGGCAAAGGTGGAGGGACTCGAACCCCCGTCTCAAGGCTTTGGAGACCCGCGTAGTAGCCGCTCTACCACACCAATACGCCTATCCATTACTTAGCAACAAAACTTCTTCATTAGTATACTTAACTATATCAAACTTATCATGGTGGACCTCCGGGGAATCGAACCCCGACTTTCTGCTTGCAAGGCAGAAGTGCTCCCGTTATCACTAGAGGCCCACTAAAATGGCGAGTCTGACGGGAATCGAACCCGCCTAAGCTTGTTAGACAGACAAGCGGTTTCCCAGAAACCTACAGACCCATTGGAGCGGATGATCGGTTACGATCCGACTGCCTGATCGTTGGCAACGATCTGCTCTACCAATTGAGCTACATCCGCATGAAAATGGAGGGAAGGACCGGAATCGAACCGGTGTAATCCAGTTTTGCAGACTGACGCGTAACCATTCCGCCACCAACCCTCATATTTCTTCATGAATATGAACTAATATATATACTTAATTATTATAAATGTCAACAAGTTTTTTCAACTGTTTTTACTTTTTCAATGACTTTATCTAAAATAAAAGATAATCCAACATTATTTCCATTAACCTCAAAATAATCTACGTTCCAATCATAAAGTAGATTACGAATCTCTTGTTGTTTTCTTCTAGATTCTTCTTCACTCTGATTGCGGCCTTTTAGATTATACGGTTTTACTCTATTGACTAAGAAGTTAATATTATCGTATTGACTAAATGCCCAGTATACTGTTTCTTGAAAACAAAATGGATAATCATTAGCATATGCTAAGCCTAAGAGTATTGGAGAGTCAGAGATAATAACATCGCAATCTTCGCGAAGTCTCCATACTCGATGATGTTGTTTTCCAAAAACATATATCTGATCTTGAAGAGTATAATGTCTCTTGCTCCAAGTCAAATCTTTCGCGTATTCTCCAGTAAGTTCACAATTAATTCCAATATTTTTTAACTCATAAAATAAACCAGAAGCTGTAGTTGATTTTCCACTTCCTGGTGCAGCAAATAGATTAACCACTAATGGAGAGTTCATTAACTTCTTTCTAGATCCACATTTACTGTAATGCTCATCGCTCCAGTGATATCAATATGTCCTATACTCGACCCAGAAGGGCCAAGAGTAGCACTAACATCTATTTCTAGAGTATCTCCCGAAGAGACAGACATTGGAGTTCCACCGGTAGTTATAGTAACACTTGCTCCTCCATTTAGTGAAGCTGTTGCTGCAAATGTTCCAGTTTTAGTAAGAGTTATGCTTCCACTTGAATTCATCCATCCAACAGTGCTTCCTATCACTGGAGAACTTGGACTAATAACACTTATGTCACTAAGTTTAAGCCATGTCTTACTCTTAAGATTGCTCATTGATATCGTTGAGCCTACGGTCTTTCCAGCCAGCTTATATACGTTAGAATTCTGCATGTCTATTTGACCGGTGGCTGATCCATAGATCTCTAGTCTCACGTCTGATAAACTAATCTGTCCAGATGGAGTAGTCATAAGTAACCTCGTTTTCAAATACTTATTCTACAGCATCTTTCGCTTTTACTAGTTTCTTAACAAACCTATACGGAATCGTTTCAAGAATCTTATGACTCATAGACGAGGGCCTTTATGCATATATGAACTCTTAAGTTCTTCTAGAGTACCTACAACATAGTTAGACTTATTCACCGGCACAGCGAGAAATTGTTTCTTAGGTTCTCCATGTTCTAAACATGTCTTGTATCCAAGAGCAGCTCGATTAGAGCTAAATTCTTCTCCACACTTAAAACAATACGGCATATCGAACATTAGAATATATGTGAGTATTAGTATCATAGTCTGCTTCAAGATACCCAAGAATAGTAGTGTCATATTGCCTTTCGGCTTGAGCTATTTCTTTTGGTTGCCAATCAATATATTCCGAGTCATTCCAAACATTTGCCTGTCTGGTGTATTTATTTTTATGAGATAATGTAATATGTTTACTAGATTTAGATATTCCATCATAAGAGAACAATTGGACCACGGGTTCAGGATGATTTACTATATCAAAAGAATCATGCTCTACTACTAGTGGATATTTTGCAGAACCATAAAGTTTAGCAATAATTCTTCCATTCGCTGAACTACCATTTATAGTATTAACAAGTATTTCATCACCAGTTTTAAATTCCATGATCAAAACTCCGGTTCAACAAGAGTAACAATTATATCTGGATTGTCTCGATATTCATCACAAAGTATACGATATTCATGATACGCAGTATTAGAATCTTCTGTCTCAATGTGCTCTAAAACAATTCCTCGAAAGTCTTTAACTTCGACAATATATTCCATTGAGTACTCCTACCATCTTAGTTAAGTAACTATACTATAGAAACATGAAAATGTCAAGGAATTTTTGTTAAAGTTTTGAATTCTTTAAAATTTGAATATTAGAGCCTCTTATACATTTATTTCTTTCTTCCTATGTTATACTTCGCTATCAATTGCCATTGATTCTTTTCTTTATGTGGGAGAATCTTAATCTGACTAAGAGGTGCTCTATTTTCAGCGAACGTACGATCAAGCACTTCCAATAATCCCCACTCTTCGAGAAGCAGAGCTATTGCATTTCTTCTCGCTTTATCATCGACTGTAAAATCTGTTGGTTTATTATCGAGAGCAAATAGTTCTTTAAAATGAGTGATATAATATCGACCCTGTTTGTGTAGAATATGACAGGATTGATAGAGCTTCTTATCCTTTTTAGAAGCTACTCCAATGCGAGTTAGTGTCTCTTTTATCTTAAGGAAGTCTTCGTCATTATTGAGTCTTACTTCTATGAATGTATCTATTAGGCTCATTTGCCACCCTTTTCAAGCCTTTCTTTTATTTGTTCTAATTGTTGGGTGGAAAGAACTGTCAAAGCTTGCTGCGCCTTATTGTATCCATAACTAAAATACTCTTTGACTGCTTCAAGATCGATATCTTCCCGATGTTTAGCCCACTTGGAAAATCTCTTTCGTGGTCTGATGCTATTTAGGTAGTAGTCATTCTGAAGCAACGAGTCTACATGGGCTAACATGTTCATTTCATTAGCATAAAATAGAGTGTCTGGAAAGTAGCTCAGACCTCTATTTACCATAAAAGCTGAGTATTCCTTCTCAATCTGTTCCGGGTTATCCGACTCTCTGATAATGTCCTTATTCTGATTGATTGCATTGATAAAGTCGAAGGGTGTCACATTATCTCCTTCACTACTATATCATAAAGAGACTCACGAATCTCTTCCATAACTTCATCATCAATTCCATTGAACACTGACCTACCGTCGAGTTCATCCATGACCTTCTCTACGATCTCACTCGCTATAGTATCAAGCATTAGAGGAGCTCGCATTCACACATTATTTCTACTAGGCACGAGGCAATGTTTATTTCCGGGTCAGCACAAAATGCTGCTTGATACTGATACTTACCCAGAGCCAACACAAGTTGAGGAATACTCTTTGGTTGAAAGTATTGAACTGCATTATCATAAAAATTACGATAGATTGAATTCTGATCACTATCAGAATTCTGACCAATCCACTTTCTAACCTTAGTGAAGTCCTTATCCTTCATAAAGTCAATAAGCTCTTTTAGAGATACTTCCTTTAGATTAGCCAGAATTCCAGAATCTATCTTTCCAGTAGCTGAGTATCTCTGGAGCTCGTTAAGAACTCGTCTCCAGTCTGGAAAATGTTTAGTGATAACTTCTGCAACTACTGACGGTTCATACTCAATATTTTCTGCTTCAAGGATAGTTTTAACTCTATCAAAGAATTGACCGGCCAGCTTTGCCATGTCTTTCTTCTGAATCTTAAAATTGATAACAGAAGCTCTTGATTGAAGAGGTTTTATAAGTCGATTTAAGAAGTTACACGTCAGAATAAAACCACAGTTTCTTGAAAATTCTTCCATAAAATTACGGAGAGCTGGTTGAGTAGAATTAGCGTTTAGATAATCTGCCTCATCAAGAATAACATATTTTCTTCCACCCATTAGTGAAACTGATGATGCAAAATTCATAATCTCGTTTCTTAAGGTGTCGATATTACCATTAAGTGATCCATTGATTACGATATAATCACAGTCAAGTTCTTCGAGCATAGCTCTAGCAATAGTCGTCTTACCTACTCCAGCGTCGCCAGAGAGAATAAGATTAGGTATATTTTTGTTATCTACAAATTTTTGAAATGTGCTCTTTAGGTCTGATGGTAATATAGTTTCCTCGACAGTAGAAGGACGATACTTTTCTACCCAAATGAAATCTTCGCCAATCATTAATACCAACTCCAGTCCCAATAAACAACATTACCTCCAGGTTCAATAGTAAAGCTAATCTTATCACTCTTAACTAGATAACTCAGAGCTGGAGATATATCGTGATCAAAATGAACTAGCAATTCACCGAATGTTTTTGGTCCTTCTTCTACTAAAATGTTAACAATATCTTTTTGATCTTTAAGATATAAATCAATTTCTTCTTGCGATTTGTTATTGAGCTGCATGAATATCAATGTAGTATCAGCTTCACGATCAGTTATCATCGCTATCATAATTAATCAAGCCCAAGAGCTTCTTTCTCTTCATTAGTAAGTTTTTTTAAAGCAGATTCTTTTAATTCAGCTTTTCGTTTAGTATCATAAACTTTATGAGCTCTATACCAATCAAAAATCTCATCTAATTCTTTTTCTTTAAATGCGTGCCTTAATTCGCTTTTAATTTCTTCTTCATCATCTGGATTTATACCACAATTTTCATCTACAATAATTCGTAGAGCTTTATAAAGATTACAAGCGACTTTAGTTACTTTATTTAATTCATCTCGTACTATTTGTTCTGATGTAGACATTCTGGGAGTGTCATATTCAAAGTCAGTTCGGCAAGGCATCAATTTCTCCATTATTAATAAATGAGCGAGTAGTAAGTTTCTGCAGTTCCACTACTCGCTCTCTGATCTGACTGTATTATCTAGATCAGACTAGCGCTAGTCGTCACCATGCGCTTAGTTCCACTTACTATTCTGCTCAACGGCAATAAAATACTCAACATCCTTAGACTTCCATCGAGAGATTCCAGCCGAAGCGATATCTACTTGATATGTATCTGGGAGTAGTTTAATATTTTCTGCCTTAAAGATAGCTTTAAACTTTTTATCAGTAGAACCAAGTTCTACTGAATATACATCAGAAGTCGGGTCTTTTGAATTAATCGTCTTAAGAGAGATTGTATCTTCATCTCCAACTATCGCAATTTCTGGGTGTCGTAAAACTCCAAGTGCTTTAGTCACATCTGAAAGAATCTCATTTGATAATTCAAAAGATACATCTGATGCTGGGAATTTAATCTCTTTATCATCCTTAGGAGCTACAATAGTATTAGGATCTGCAAATACATAGTTAACTCTCTTTCGACCAGCATGAACAATTACTGACTTGTTCCCAATGTCTAATTCAGGATCATCAAAGAGTGAGATGACTGATAAAAATCTGTTCAAATCATAGATGGCGAATTGAGAAGGAAATTCTTGTTCTAGATTAGCTTGCGCTAGAATAGTCTTAGTT